CTTCTACGTGGCAGTCATCATACATATTCTTAGAGATACGTTTCTTACCAGCTGAGTATGCACGAGTCATTGAACCTCGTTTAGCGATACCCTTACGAATGTCTTTCATAGGCATACCCTTACTGGCAAACCAATCAGGCATTGTAATGATTAGTTCCTTAGCTACAGCTACATAGAAATCTTTTTGGATTTTAGTAGGTACTAAAGAAACTAATTCACCTGCTTGCTTGTCTTTAGACATAGCTGCTAGGTGCTGCCAACCATTATTACTACCATCAATAGGTATAGGTAATCTAGAGTAGTAGTCACCCTTAGAGTTCAAACATTTAGTTATATCGATACATGCTGCCAAGAAAGCATAAGGCTTTTCTGATTCATTTATAACCTTTAGATCATTAGCACAACTAATTATGAACTTTAAATTCTCCTTAGCCCATGCCTCTCGATCTTCTAAGGTCATTTTATCTACACTAATAGTTTCTAATCCCTCTTCCTTGAGGTAATCTACATAATCAGTTGATAACCAATCAATATCTTCTAGCTGATCGATATTGTATGATGCATTGTAGCTATTAGCAGCATGAATAAGCATCCATTTAAAACCTTCTGGAGTAACTTTCTCCTCGTTATTAAACAAGAACAAACTACGAGACAAGTCACTACCTTGGAACTCCAAGAATGACTCAGCATAATAGATACGACCTCGGTAGTCACATGAAACTTCTTGGTAGAAGGTTCTGTCACCAACCATCTCAGCCTTCTTAACTACCTGCATATACTCAAAGTACTTAGAGATCATACGCTGTAGCTTAGGATCTTTCTTTCCCATGAAAGTAGTACCATCAAGGTGATTAAGCTGCTTAGGTAAATGTAGGTTCTCATGATGTACGTTGTACTCATATAGTACTCCGTCTTCATCTGTTAACTCTATAATTTCCTTAGGTTTATTATTTTGCATAGCCTTAAGCACATCTAAGTTTAACTTCCAACCTTGCTGTCTTAAAGTTTCAAGAGCTTTAACAAAAGGTTTGTCTAAGTACTCATGGAATAGCTTACTGTTAGACCATCCTTTAATGAATGGATCTTTAGTAATACCACTGTACAAACCAGCAATAGGTAACGGAGCTTCAAACACAGTACCAATAAGTACTGGCTTAATGTCGTCAGCCTGATTAACAATACGCACCATGTACGGTGCCTTCTGTCCTTCATACTCGCGGAAGATATCTATCAACCCATCTTGAAGGAATGTTTCTAAGAACAAGTCACCAAGACTTAAAGTTGTTTTGATATTAGTATCATCAACGCCGATAGAACGGGCGATCCGCTTTCCAATGAGATCACTTGAAAAAGTGAGCTTAACTGAGGCGGTAAACTTGGAGGTTTTATTACGGATACAGTAACGTAGGAGTGTGTCCCATGATTCATCTATAAGTCTTTCTAATTCATATTCCCATGTGGGATGGTGTGCTAATAGTCGAGCACCCTCATTATAAATCTTATCTGAGTTTACTACGACTTTAGATACGCGTTCGGATAAGTATTTTAGTGGATTCATCTATTCAAAGTCAATTACAGTGTTTTGAGTTAAACGACCTGTTGCAGTGTCGTATCGAGTTGATCCACAATCACCAGTCAAGCCGGTGAATCGTGATTTAAGTACCCTTAATTTAATTGTGTTACGCTCTGATTCTGTTTCAGCAATCATGTTACGAGAAAATGCTACGATATCAAACGAGATCTGTTTAATAGAACCAGAACCCTTGATGTCATCTAATGAAGGTAACTTACCTTCTTCAAATGGCTTCATACCAACACCTGATTTACGCAGGTGAGAGATGATACCTAACCATATGTTATGTTTCTTAGTAATCTTAAGCATGTCAGACATGAATGAATCAATCGCTTCATTACCTGTTTTACCTTGAACACCCTCAGATACTGCAATAGTAATGTGATCAAGAAAGATATACTTACAACCCATTAAGGCTAAGTGTTCCATCTTATCTGCTAAGGATTCATCACTAACAGAGCCTTGGTGATCAAGCATAACTAAACGCTCATCTCCAAACACCTTAGTAAAGGCTTCGTACTTTTCTTCCTCACTAACCTTTTCTCGGTTAAGATTCTTCTTGAGTTGCATACCAATAAACTTCTCTGCGGTATCACCAACAGATTCTTCTAATGAGACTATACCTACCATATCGGTTGTCTTATCTAAGATCTCTAGTATAATCTCCTTACTAATAGTAGACTTACCTGCACCTGTGCCTGAGGTAAACAAAACAATATCACCCATACGCATACCATATAGCTTCTCATTAAGAGGTTTTAAGCAAATAGGATAGGCAAGTGATACTGTGTTCTGTTTACGCTGGTATTGTTCCCAGATGTCATTACCCTTAACCACACCAGCAGGGCTGAATGGTCGAGCATCAAACATACAACTCATTAGCGTAACACTACCATGCTTAATTAATACTTCACATGGATCTTTCTCTGGTAGATTAGCTATCTTAACTCTTTCGTAGCCAATAATCTTAGCAGCAGTCTCGGTTGCCTTACGACCTGCCTCATCATTATCAAACATCAATACAACTTCATCGAAGTTCCTGATCCAGTCACGTTGAGCAAGGATAATAGAGGTAGCAGACGCTGAAGGAATAGCTACTACAGGATAGAATCTAGAGTACTTATCGTACTGTGCTTGTGCCATTGCTAATGCGTCAAGCTCACCTTCAGTAATGATTAATCGTTTACCTGAACCAGCTATGTTCTGACCGAACAATTCAACGTTCTTAAAGTCACCATGAATCAAGAAGTCTTTTGGTAACTTACGTTCCTTGTAGGCACATACAACGTTATCCTTTGTGTAAGGATAGAAATGAGATTCGATTGTACCATCTTCTGCATAGGCTACCTTAACTCCGTAGTGTTCAGCTACAGGCTTAGTAATACCTCGTTCTTTAAAGCCACGGGTATCATACGACTTAACTTCATCTAGGTTTAATATATTAGCGTAGATCATCTTAGCCATAGGTTTTTCTTTCTGGTTTATTAAATTACTTTTCTGACAACTAAAGCAAAATCCAAACTCATCATCATCCTTGTAAGAGAATGCATCTGATGAGCTACATTTTGGACATGCTGTGTGATACCATCTACTCATTTAATTCCAATCTTGATCTTCTCTGATCTCTCTGATTAACTGCCTACGTTCTTTAGCTGTTTGTTGTGTATCCCTTTTACGTGTAAATTGATCGCGGTATTCTGACTTAGGGTTTAAGTCTTCAACCTCTTTGTGTTTAGACTTGTCGTCTTTATTTTTCATAACTTAGGTTTAATAAATTTTACTGCACCAATATTACCATTGTACCAGAGTCTCTCCCCTGATTCAATCTCTTCCCTAGATAATACTTCTGATAGCCATTGCTCCTGTACTTCACGGTAGGTTAACATTCCTTTCCCTATTACCCAGTCATAAATGACAAAGGTAAATGCTCCTTTACCATACTTCTTAATGTCATCGTTCAACTCCTTACATGATGAGGTGTAAACCCTCCAAGCAGATTCCTTAACGGTCTTAACTCGGCGAGACTTACCCTCAACTCTTTTCATAGATACACTTACGAGTTGTTTTCTTCCGATATATTTTCTTCCTGTGATAAGGTTTTCGATATAGTAGATGAATCCAAAGGCATCGTCTGGTCTATCACTAAGGGGGTTCCAGTGTCCGTAATCGTCCATGATAATTTTTCTTCTAGTTGTTCGTAGGTTAACGGGATACAGTCATCCAAGTACTCTCGGATATAGATTAGGTTAGCACACTTAGTGAACTCTTCCTTCCAATTATAACCTACTTTAGACTTCCAAGTCTCAATAACCCTACTCCATATATAGTCAGTAGGTAGATCTTTAAGAATCTTTTCTGCTGTCTTAGGGCCAACACCTTTTAGACCTCTAATGTTATCGGTTGAGTCACCGGTAAGCATTTGTGTCATAAGGAATAGGTAACTCTCTTGGGGTTCCATGTAGTATAACTTAGTAGTTCTAAAGTTATAATGGTATCCAGGAAGTGTATCTAAGTCTTTATCTATGTGACATATAACATAACGTTTATTATCCTTTAATGCTATCTCTCCATAGATACCACAGTAGTCATCAGCCTCTGCTCCATCAGAACAAAAACAGAACGCACCAGCATACTCATATAGCATGTTGATACGATCTTTAATCTCTGGGTCTATGTTATTTTTACGATTAGCCTTGTAGTCATCTGTAACTGAGTACCTGAAGTTATCAGTACCTTTAATAAACACAGCGCCCTCTATTGAGCCTGTGTTAGACATAATCTCTTTTAACTTATCGTCAAAAGCTTTCTTAGCTAATACTGGTGATGGCTGGTAGTGAGCTATCTGGTAGATAATACTATCAGCATCAATGATTGCTAAGTCAAATTGATCGTCTGATTCAATCATAATCTTCCTTTGTTAATGAACGTCTGCATAGGTCTTACCTACCTTAGCTTCACCACCCATACAGGTGATACCAAACCACTTAGGTGCTTCATTAAAAGCTTCTTCAGATAGCTCACGTAGTTCTTCTACGTGTTCATCCTTACAGACAACTGCCAATTCATCGTGATAATGAAGGACAAAGTAGTGTGGGATCTTTCGTTCCCTTAGTTTTCTTTTGAGATATACTGCTGCGGCTTTACATGTAACCCCTTCAGCTGTTTGTAGTATGTAGTTAAGTACCTGATGAGGTGATGATACGAATACTAATCGACCATCAATACCACGTACAAAAGCTTTCTCCTTACCAAACGCTCCAGCAGTATTATTATACTGAGTCATTATCTTATCTTTAAGTTCTGGTAAGCCCGGTGTGGACTTCTCAAACTTAACCATAGCTTCTTGACCTAATTTAGCATCTCGTTTACCGCTAAGTATAAGACCTAACTTACCCGCACCACCACCAAATAGGAAAGCATACAAGAAAGGTTTAGCTAAGTCACGACTTACATTCAGGGTATCAGCATTACGTTGATGTACGTCACCGTTAATTACCTCATTAGTGAACTCATCGTTACCAATGTAGTGGCAGAGACCACGCATCTGATTACCTGATGAGTCGGCACCTACAATAGTAGTCCCTTCTTCACATATCAGTAATGATCGCATCTCTTTACCGTATACAGAGCTTACCTTAGGTAGGTTAGCTACTACCTCATGACGACATCTAAAAGTAGGTGTACCGATAGTCCACATACGACCATGAAGGCGATTGTCTAATGATTCTTTTACTTCCTTTATCCATCCTTCTAGAATACTTTTACGGCTACGTATAGTATAGAAGTCACTTAGCAGCATAGCGTCTGCACCTAACAGCGACAATGATGAGTCAGAAAGCTTAGGAGACTTGTTGACAAACTTACCGTTGATACGTTCAACATTCCACTCATCGGGTACCCATCCTAGTGAGTACAACCAATCCTTTGCTACCTCAATTGATCCTGCTTTACCTTGTTCAAATGATACTCTGCAGTATGCACCAAGGATAGGTCTATCTCTTTTACCACTCTCTTGAGTGTAACCGAAGTGCTTAACAGTAGATAATGTGTAGCAACCATCCTTACGCCATGCAGGTTCTTTGTACTCAGTAGGCTTATCAATCTTGATACATCGCATACCAATCTTAGGCTCTAGCACCTGCTCGATAGCATCTATCTTATTGTTTATTTTTGTAAGCAGTGTTTGAGCACCAGCCATATCGAACATCCATCCCTTATTACGGATCTCAGCTTCAATCGCAGAGAATTCCATCTCTACTTCAATACCCTTCTTAAAGCTAGGGTGCTTGCTTATGATCTTACTAGACTCTATGGCAAGCTCCTTGTAGACTTTAACGTTTAACTCTACATCTCGGATACAGTATTTAAGCATCTCTTTAGAGTAAGAATCAAAGTCATTGAACTCTATCTTAGGAAATTCTAACTTACTACCCCATCCTGCTAGACCATGTTTGTGGTCACGCCTGTACTGGTTTATCTGCGACAGTACCCATGTATCGATTACTTGTTGATTATCAGTAGGTGTCCAACCAGTTAGGTGCTCTAACACTACTAAGTCATATCCAATAAAGTTATGACCGAATAGAATGTCAGCTGTCCCAATGAACTCTAGACCTTCTTTGAGCGAAGGTAGTTCTTTATCATGGTCAGAGAACGAGTACACCGTACCCGTATCTGAATCAATAGCAACCATACACCAGATCTTAGAGACATGTGGCATAAAGCCGTTGGTCTCTAAGTCTACGCATAGTCTTAATTTACTCATAGTATTTTATCTCCATATCTTTCTGCATAGAAGTACTCTAACATACGAGCTTCCATCTCCATAGGTTCAAAGCAGTATGCTTCAAACTCATCTAACTTATCGTACTTCAAACCTTTTACAGTAAACCCCTTACGATTACAGAGGAACTGTGCAGCGTGTACGAACTCATGACATAGTACAGCCAAGAAGTGATCTACCATGTAGGGATTACCTTCCCAATCATTCATGAAAGGATCTCTTACTTGGATAAGCATACGTCCACAGTCATCAGACATTGCAGTCAGTCCCTGTGACTTAGAATCAATATCATACTCAACAAGACATACATGTATCTGCATTGGCTTATCAGTTATTGTTAGCCCATAACGTGTACTGTAGTCTGTTACTACATTAATTAGTAGTTGTTTAATATCCTTTTCAGACGGAGGTAAACAAGAGACATTAACTTTGATATTCTTAGGTAGCTTATTCATCTTCTTCTGCCTCAACGATATCAACGTTTTTAGAGCCATAACTTTTTAATTCCCTAGCCATTGATACTACTACTTCATAGTATGAGTCTACTTGTTCTTCTAAATCCTTAATCTTGTTTAGTAAGTAAGTTAGATAAGCACCTAAAGCAAAAATAGATACCGTCATTACAATAAAATAATCGTTCATAGTAACCCTGTCTTTCTTAGCTCGTCATCGGTAAATAACTTGTTATGGTTTTCTTGTTCATTAACTAACACACCTACTTTACGTAGATATTCTATGCCTTCCATGCTTTTGTAATCATCACGGTAAACCACTCTAGTAATTCCGCTGCTATAAATAAGCTTCCCGCACTCAATGCAAGGAGAGAGAGTACAGTAAAGCGTAGAACCTTTAGTGGAATTGTTACTAGCGGCCACCTTAGCAATCGCAGTAGCTTCAGCGTGTAAGACAGTATGCTTTTGTGTGTCATTGTTTGTACCTCTTGCTGTACCATTATAAGAGAATGAAATAATGTTATCATCTTTTACAAGGATAGCACCTACTTTCTTATCTGTAGCGTAACTCATTTTAGAGATTACATCACAGATACCCATGTACATTACATCCCAGTCACTCTGTTGCTTGATCATATATTATTTCCATTTCAGACAATGCGTCTAAGAAGTCTAAGAATAAAGTTGTGCTAGCACCGTTATGCGGCTTGCGTAGTATGATTGTTATCTCAGTATAACAGTCATCTGTTGTAGTATCAATTTGCATATGCACCATCTTTGGGAAAGTATTTATACCAGTCTTGGTAAGTTTCTTTTTTATTAATATATGCTTCTCCTATAACATTAGGGTCTAAACCCCATTGCTCAACTAGCATTGTTAACATAAAGTATAGCTGACCGATCTCTGTTTCTAACATCTTCTTGTTACTAACACCTGTATCAGGATGTACTCGGTTGATTCCAAAGCGAAATACTTTGGAGATAGCCTGAATTACTTCAGCACATTCTTCTTGAGTATTTAATGGTAGGATCTCTTCGATTTTCATATGTTCCCTTTAGATCTATTAGGTACCGGCTGTATTTTTTATTATATGTTTTCCTTTGATCTAGCACCTGACAACTCAGACATCTTAGCTAGTAACTCATCCAGACCTTCAGTCATAAGTGCTCGGCAGCAGCTAATGATTATTGGGTTGAATAGTCTACCACCTGAACTCTCTTCGACACGGTTTAAGTACTTATCGAAGAAAACTTTAACACATTCTCTTAGTTCAGCGTCACGTTCCTCCTGTTGCATTTCATCAGCTATTGCTTCAAACTCTTTATTAGTTAGTTGTTCTGGCTTTGCATCGTTCAGCTCATCAATTGATTGTTTTAGTTCTTCATCAGTCATTGCTTCTCCTTACTTAATTGCATTGTGAATATAACTCTACGGCTTTAACTAACACATGACCAATAGATAATCCAGTAATAAACATCATTACGTTTATTAACAATTTAGAATATGTCATATTCAGACTCCTTAATGTGACCTAGTTTAATGAGTATTGCTTTTACTTCGGCGGGTAACACTGCTACGCCATCATACTCCAGTAGCTGTACTTCGTTGTTAAACCACAATCCACCTGCGGAGTCTTCACCTAGTTCTTTATGCTCGAAGTATCCGTAGTTTTCAGTTGATGAGATATCTATTGTGTAAGAGTTTGTATTTAGAACTACATCAAAATTGTATTCAGACATATTAATCTTTCCTTAGGTTGTTAGACAGGTTGTAGTACATACCTGACTTAGTAGCTTTTAGTTGCATTATTAGCATAGTTTCTAGCTCAAGCATTTCTTCATCAGTACCATAGGCTAGTATAGTACGGGTGAAGTCAGTAGGGCTATCCCCAAGCTCTTTAAGAAGTGTTTCAGATGAACATAGGTATCCATCGTCAGGACCACCTTTATGTTTACCGATATACTTCTTATCATTGATATCAATCCACATATATACGAAGGCTTCACCTTCCTCTCTACTGGGTATGTTTTCTTCTTTGATTGGTTCATTCTTGTCGTTACCTTCAAGATGATTAACCCAGATATCCTTAACATACGCCAGCATGTGATCACCCTTAGGTGCTCGCCATAGTACTACAAAGGAATCTGTACCCTCATTAGAACATAAGAAGTCATAGACCCATTTGTTATGTAAACCGTAGTATTCAGTACCATCGATTGTAACCTTGATCATAAGTTTATCTGAAGCAGAGGTATAAGCCTCAACTTCATTTACCTTACACTCAAATATATCGAAGTATTTATTATTACCAGCTACATATCTTGTGATAGTGTTTACAAGTTTCATTTTAACCTTTCTAACTTTTACTGCGGATATTTTGTCCTATTACTTATGTTCGTACATCGCTTTAACTAAGTGGTAGAACTTAATCAACTCTTTGTCATACTTACAAGCCCAGTCTACCACCTCACCCTCCGGCTTGTAACTCTCATCCTGCCACATACAAAATCCCGCCTCTTCAGCCAAGTCTTTAATCTCCTCTGTGAACTCTAGGTCAGCTTCATAATCAGGTGCTAGTTTCTTAGCCTCACCAATCCCCGCCTGAATAGCAGTGAGGATTCCTAACCGCGTCAAGGCTGCTAGTGCCTCTGGTGGAAAGTCAAACTGGTATACAGCACTGCCATCTTCGTTATCACGTAATAGGGTTACGTTGCCCGTTCCTTCATCATTCATCTATAGCTCCTCCAAAATAATCAATCATAATACTAGTAGCGTTTATTCGTTTGTTAATTTCTACAATGTCTTTTTCCTTGTCTAACTCAAAGATGGCGTACCCTTTTTTGTGCTTTCTACGAGATAACTCCTGCTGTAAGTTTTCTAATGTCTCCTGTAAGTTGGAAACAGTAATCTTATCTGCATCATCACCACATATTGTTAATCTAAAGTCCATAATTCACCACTCACTTTCATCAGTAACACTGACAGTCATCGTAGTACAAAGACCATTGTACACTGTCACCCAACTCATTGTTATGATAGACCCGATACCTGAGTTTCTATCAGAATCAACGGTTATGTCAGATACAATGTTGTTTAGTTCAATTATCTCTTTAATCTTTTCTACGTCCCTAGGTAAAAATACTACTTTAGCCATAATTCTTCTCCTTTACTTTAGTTTCAATAAACTGTGCAAACTCAAAAACAGTTGGGTGGTCTGGTAAATCCCAAGAATCAACATCTATTTGCGTCAGCCCAACCCAAGCCTTGTGTGTTTCCGGCGGTGCACCTTCACACATATCTTTGACGGAAACGTGGTCTTCACTCATACCAACACATTCCTGCACAATTGATTCAGCAAACGCTTGTAAACATAGTTGAAAATGAGGGTTAGGCTCTATGTCTAAACTCCAAATCTTATCAGCAAGTCTTTTAATTCGTTCGTTCATTTGTTCCTCTCCCTTAATTCTTTTCGTAAGCGTGTATGAAAATCTTCTTCGCTATCATCCCCAGACACTAACCAATCTACCCGTTTAACATATATATAAGATTGCCTCAACATCTCGACTGCGGTTTGAAATGCCGCAATAGTTTCTGCTGTATAGTGATGACCTGTAACATCCCCCCACTCATTCCATTCTTCATTATCATTATCTACAATTAGTTGCTCAATGTCGTCAGCAATTTGAGTTAATTGATACTGTGTGTAATTAAAATGTCCGCCGCTCATAATCCTTCTCCTTTACCAGTAGTAACTTAAACACTGCGTCTTGCGCGTACGCTGTCGGCGCACCAGTTGGCGGCAACCATCTCAGGAGCATCGTCTTCGTGCCTGTAACGGGCCACGATTTCGTCACACATCTTTGCACATGTCTCACGCTCTTCTTTGACCACCTCTTCAATGCACACTTGCCACAACTGTGAATGCTTGTTGTTGTAGTCGTCCACGACAAGGGCGGCAAAATGCTCCAAGTCCTCAATAACCAAGCTGTGTTCTTCTATATTCATGTGGCAGTGAAGCTCTGCCTCTTTTGCCATGCGAATAATGTCATCGCGGGTCATGTGTTCTTCTCCCGCAACCTAGCTTCAACTCCCTCAGCAACACCTTTACCGCTACACCATAGTTGGTAGCCTTCTCTATAATGTGTATTGTTATCAACAATCTGTTCCATCTCCCCCTCGGTTAATCCAACCCAAGGCTTATGTCTGTATTGATTCATGTTGTGGTTTCCGCTCATTTGTTACTCCTTGTTTTAATCAAATTGGTTATGTTCTATATATCTCATTTCAAGATAATTTATTAGTCTACAGTCAATAATAGATACGATGTTCAAATTACTATCATCGAGATAAACTTCTTCTAAACTACATGTACCTAGGTCGTGGTCATATTCAAAGTTACATTTGGCGCTTATTCCAGCTTCAAGTTCCATTTTCATCTTCATACTCCATGTTAACTATACGAGGGATTTTATCGAAGACCTCTAACGCAGTTAGTTTACCTTTATAAACTGGATTGTTAGTAAACTTCTTTACGAAGGTGCTGTTTTTATAAGGGTTGTAGGTTATTATATCACCTTTAAACATTTCACCTATTGTACCAACGTCGATCAGTGTTCCAATTACACCAGCATGTACGTTCTTTTTTCTTTCACGGATTACCCTTTGACGACCAGCCTCAGATATTTTGAACTGAGTATGACCTAATACGATTGAATGGCTATGACCTATAACCTTACCTTTACTAGCGCCCTCTAGTGACTTAACACTAAAGAGGCGCTTGTGTAGGTTGAAGTACACAAACACCTTCATGATTCACTCCTTAGTTATTTCCAACCAGCCTCTACTTTACCAGTACGATAGTAGTTAGCTAGGCATTGTGCATACCAAGAGATTTTAGTAGCGTCTTGCTGTTTAGAATCTTTCTTCCCTAAGCGCATAGAGTACTTATAGATCTGGCCCAGTAAGTGAGCTTCAACACCTGAATATCCTTCAAGTAGATCCTGCATTAACTCGATATACTGTTTACCAGCAGCTACACTTTTATAATGATCAGGGTTGATAGCATCTCTCTGTCGGTCTTGTATTGCATTGATTGTATTAATAGCTATCATAGCTTCTTCTGCTTCAGGGTCAAGATCAGGGTAGTTTAAATTAGCTCTCATTACTTCTTCCTTTTCATCATCAATAATAGGTTGATTGTACCATAAGTTAGCAGATTTTAACCACTTACTAGAGGCCATTTCGTCATAGAAATCATTTTGAGCTGTAGACATCGCCATTTTCCTTAATCTTTTCATCTTCATACGGGGAAACTAACCTACGGTACATCTCAAGCTTACAGCTCTCTAAGGCACCGACTACATCATTCATTGTAGCATATCGCTCTCCTTTATTTGAAAGATAGTCTAGACAGACTATTGTTAAGGTATAATTAAGCTCACCTGCATCGTTAGGCATACGATCTCGGTAGTCAATTCTTAATTCTGCTCGTTGGTCTTTTGTTATGTATGGCATTTTAGTTCCTAAAGTTGTAGTTTCTTTTTACTGAAGATTATAGTGAATAGCATATAGAATGATATCAGAGTCAACAATACAAAGAAAAATTTCACAGATATTCCTCAATCAAGGTTTCACAGGCTTTATCTACAGTAGACCGCCACTCGGTAACTAACGACTCAAAGAAAGGGTGGATATGATCACTCTCTGCTTTAAATGCTACAACGGGCTTACCTAGGGTATGTGCTGCGTAGAACACTTCCATAGCTGTACCGTGTTTAGCTAGTTTTGGGTCATTGAGGTTTACTAATAGTATATCCGCTTCACGAATATCTCTTAAGTCTAACTCGAAGATACGTTTCATGTAACGTGTTTCGAAGTTATGTAATCTACGGCATGGGTCAAGGATATCATAATGATCTTGTAGCATAGACTTAGCTATGTTACGCCAACCACTTGCTTCCTCTATAGAGACATGCTCCATGCTTCCTGCCAGATAGATAGTTCTCCTTTTATTCATTGGTATCATCTGACATATCAACGAACATTGTCATAGATAAGGCTTCTAAGACCCAATCAACGCTAACATCAAGGTGTTCTGCAATAGCCTCTGTTGCTGCTCCTCGTAGGTGCATTTGATGGATTGCTAGGTGTAGGTCGCTCATAATACTCATGATTTTTCCTTAGCTAAAGTAAGTTAGCAAGTTCATAACGTTAGGTGCTTGATCGTAAAAGAAATTACTTTCTAAGCACTCGATTTTAACCCATATTAGGGTTTCTTCTGATACAAAATAACAACCTGTTACGGTTTCTCCTATAGCCTCAGTGATTGTAACAGTGGTCATCCTATACTCATTTCATACGCTTCCTTAGTATCTCTAATAATTTCAGCTACTTGCTCTGTTGTAATGTTTTCAACAAGTCCTCTTACAATTATGTCTTCTAACTTCCATTCGTTAGGTGCATTTAATCGCTCTATGATCTTTTCATACATCATATCTTTTGGGTAATCGCTTAGCCATTGGTCTAGGGCGAAATGTTCTGATTTAGTCATATAGTTACCTTTAAAGCTTCTGGTGAGTTATATACAGCGAACAGAGAGATGGTTGTTTGTTCTCCGTTTTCATGTGTTATTACAAGTTCTCTGCTCTGTGAGTTTACATTATTTTCACTAACTGATCCGAAGTCTACGTTAGTTACGTTGTGGAAGCTGATATCTATTGACATGATTAACCTTTAGCTGAGAAAAAAATACCTCAAGAGAGACCCTGTATTTAAGGTCTCTCAAGAGATAGTTTAGAACATTACGTCTTCGTCTGTTTCTGTTGATGCTTCAACACCTTCAGGCATTTCCTCATCAAAGTCTACAAAGTTAGTGTTCTTTGGTTCGTACTTAATCAACTCAACTACTTGTACAGCAGTCAGCATTGTAGAGGTACCTTCTTTAGTTACTTTACCGTTAGGAGATTTGATTTGGTATTCTTGTTGGAATACAATCACATTACCTACAGAGCCATTACCGATAGTCTTAGAGTCGATATTTTTCTTTGCGTAATCTACAACTCGTACCTTAGCAGCATCAGAGCCATCACGTTTTAAAGCTTTCTTCTTCAGTTGGATTGCTACGGTACCGGGTTCGAAACCAGCTTTAATCTTACCGAACATAGCCAATTCTTTCTCACGCTTTTTAGGAGCTTGGATAGATAACTCCCATTGGTCGGTACCGAAGGGTGATACTGGCTTGTCTAACTTAGCCCAAAAGAGTTTTACTTCTTTGATCATTACGTTAGAACCGGTGTTGTTTGTTGAATCAGTCATTTTGTGTCTTTCAGTGGAAGGTTTAATTTGCGAATAGTTCGCTAGATGGTACCTAATAGAGAATAAACCCTATTAAAAAGGAACCATATGTCAGGTGGAAAATCAAGAAACGTTAATTCATTAGCTAACCTGAAGCTCATAACTTCAGAGACAGCTAGGATTAACCAAAAGAAAAGCACTCAGTCACGACTAGCAAATATTCAAGCAAGAGAAGCTTTCAAATTCTCTGCTAAGAACTTTGCACAGGTCATGAAGGATTTACCAGAAATGTCCTCGTTGGATGTTATCAAAATGGCTATGCTGCAAGCCCTTCAAGAGGATAACATTGAAGATGCAGCTCGTTACGCTAGTATGCTAGCAGAATACCAAGCACCTAAGCTACAGCGCATAGAACAGAACACTACTACTAGAATATCTGATATGTCTGATGAAGACTTACAGAAGATTATTGATCAAGAAGGTCTTAAGAAAAACCTACCTGAAGAATAAAATAACAACAAGAGAATATATCATAAGTATATTCTCTTTTTTATTGTTACTTACTGGAAACTTCCTATTAGGTACCGTCTATGTTCAAGTGTCAGCAGCACCTCCTTCATAAGCTTCAATAGCTTCCATTATCATATGAGCATCGATACCTACATTTGGCATATAAGCCCTTTGTAGTTCTTCATTGATGTAGTCAGAGATATACTCTGCTAGTTTTGGGTAATTCATTTCCATTATGTATTCTCCAGTATGCTAAGTTGCTGTTCATCACACATGTCTCTGAATCTCTCGAAGTGGTTTTCTCCACAACATTGAAAGGTACTCTTTACTTCATTACAATAACAACAATACTCGGTATCATCGTCTAGTAACTCTTCCTTCATAAGCTTCAATAGCTCCCATTCTCTTGTATTCATATATGCTTCCTTCCTAATTGTTTTAACAACTCAATAGTCCTACCTTGATCAGCTAAGACTTGGTACTCTGTTGTTACCTCATTAGATCTATAAATAGATAACTCAGCTAATAACATAGAGTTAAGTCTACGTAACCTACTTATATCATCAACTCTATCTTCTAGAGTAGATTCTAGTAGAGTTATTCTATCAAGTAGGTATTGGTAGTTACTTCCCTTATTTAGTTCTATCATAATATCTTCCCCTTATCTCGATATGTTAGGAGAGAGAGGTAACTACCACCCCTCTCTAGATAATACTCTCAGGTTATATTCTCAGGTTATATTCTCAGGTTATATTCTCAGGTTATATTCTCAGGTTATAGTTCCCTGTTAATAACTATCTATTAATATTATCTATTAATAACTTCTTACCGGAAACTTCCTATTAGGTACCGGCTAATATTGACTCTACGTCAGTGGTAACGTCATCTAGTACTTTCTGTCGTGAACCTTTATAGCCTAGGTCTTTTAGTATCGCATAACTTGTACGTCCACTAGTCATACGTAGTCCTCGGATCTCTAGCCTTAGAGCAGTTCTCAGAGTAGCTAGTCGGTAGTTCTCTATCTGTTGTATTTGAGTTAGTATAGTCATATCTTTCCTTTGTAGGTATTATTCAGTCCCCTGAATAGTGTGTTTAGGAACCTTTGTAGCGCTTCCATAGACTGTGCATCTTGGACTTTCAGAAGCTTTATATAAGAGTTATGTAGGTTAACGTCTGTTGCGTATAACTCTGAGGTAAACCGTTTAGAGGCACTTTCTAATGATATACATTCACTATCCAAGTAACTATCTAAGTACCTATCTAAGTATCTATCTATACTCTCGATACAGGACTGACATGCCTCCTTGTAGGTTTCGTGGGTATCAATCGCATTGTCTTGTCCCCAAGCCAATTCTGTCGCTCGACAATGCGCTGTGAACTTACCAGCTTTATCTAGCGAGTGGTGTTCTGGGTGGTACCACTCTACTGTGTAGTAGATGTCGCGGTGTGTTAGTTGTATTCCAGTTTGCATTCTTTGTTTCCTTCTTTGTTTAACTTTTGATACCCGTACAAGATTTACCCATAAAACTCTCATCTAGCCACATTCCCAGCCGTAATTACCGTGTAGAACTTACACAGAGAACAGCAGAACGGTACCCAGACGAGCTTTTTATGGGTAATCTATACCTGAGGTATTCTTTGGGTAATTATTTCAAGAGAACCTTATCTTATTGTACACTTTACCGTCGAGAACTTCCCTGAAGAAATTAGTATTACAGTCATTTTCTTCGAGTAATGACTTAAAGGCGATACTTACCTCGTTTATTGATCGTAAGTGACCTGCCCAGTCGTGAGGTCTCCCGTAAGTTTCCTCGAAAGCTCCGATTAGGTCTAGATACGCGTTGAGTAGCGCTTCTTGTTGTGCTTTATTCATTAGTTTACTCCTATTTCTGGTGTCATATCGTACACATGGACGTATTCTATTACACATCCGTCTATATCTGCTGTGTTACAGAGGTTTTCCAGTGATAATAACCGGTCTGATACAGCAAATACGTGAGTTACTCCTACATGGTCTCTCGATAGTACAGCTTTACAGGCAAATTCTGCTAAAGCCTCTATAATTTCCTCCTGTGTTACGCCAATGTTGTCTTCGCTGAGTGGTGTGAGTAGCATATACATGATAATGTTCCTTATATGAGCTTAAAGCCGTTGAGATAGTTAACAAAGCTGATGCGCTTACGGCGGAGAATAGTGGTTAGTAGAAACTCCCATACGTCCGCGTCGTCCTTGTACGGGAACACAAGGTACCAAGTACCGTATACACGTTTTAGTTCTGTTTTCATCATAGTCTCCTTAGTAGATGATTACTTCGTATTGCTTAGGAGAGAACTCATTAAGCAACTTACTGTTGGTGGTCTTCGCTACTAAGACACGGGTCAAGCGATGGTAAATGAAATACATGATAGATCCTTAGATAGAGATTAAGCCGATGAAGTAGACGTCAGGAGAGTAGCTCCTCCCCTTCACACTACACGAGTAGAAGATAGCTGTATTACCCACATGCTTCTCCATTCTTGCCATGATATCCTCAGTAGATAACGTGGTACCGAACGTATTGTTCACTGTCCTAGTGACAATAGCTCTTATTTTCTTATCTGAACAAGTAACCATGATCCGATCGCCCATATCATAAAGTCCTAGTACAGTAGCTGCTTTAGAGGCTTGCGAGCCAGGAAGCGCTTGAAGACGCTGTATATCCAACACTTGCTTAGGGTTGAATATCTCAGAGAGAGCCTCAGTAGAATTGAGGAATAGGTTGCTGGTAACGGTGGTCATTATAGTCTCCTTAGTAATGACAATATCGAGCAATAGCGCTCTTGGAAGCCCTCAAAAGAAGGCAACCAGCAAAGCTATCTAGAACACATAGTCAACCTCTATAGTCAGGCAAGCACTATCATGCTCCCTAAGTGCTTCGGTTAGGATCTCACCACCAGTAAACAGCACAACACCACGAGCAGCTGCCTCTTGACAGGCATACACAGCCGCTGCCTCGTATGTGCGGAACGAACGAAGGGAACGACTATCGTTATTCATAAGGTCGTTAATACAGACAGACCACACAGTCAAAGCACCAAGCTCACAAGCTACCTCGTTACGAGCAAAGTGGAAGTCAGCAAGTGACATCTCAGTACCTACATCAATAGCTAAAGAGTTCAAAGACTCTTCGTATTGACCAGCAGGTGTGTTTTTATAATTAGCATTCATTTTAATTCTCCAAGGCGGTTAAGCCCATTATAGACGAAGCAGACAAGAGTCCACCACAAGAAACAAGTATAAGACAGTCAATCACAGCGAAGTCGAACAAGGCACCTAAGGCACCAAGACCGAGCAGGGTACAGCCAATAAAGCCGAAAGTATTAAAGAGAAAAGACATAACGAACTCCAAAGAAAGACAGGACAAGAGCGTCCAACCAACCACCGACCTAGAGAGACAACGAACCACAAGGAAGGGGGGTACACCGAAACAGAGAAGGGGTATACCAAACCACATCTTTGATTCTTTCACACACAGAGACAGATACCCATCAACACTCTCTATTAAAACACTCTCTATTAAAACACTCTCTATTAAAACACTCTCTATTAAAACACTCTCTATTAAAACACTCTCTATTAAAACACTCTCTATTAAAACACTCTCTATTAAAACACTCTCTATTAAAACACTC